TACAGCAACAGCATAGATTTCTTCGTAGTTTAGCTATATTTTAAATTTGTATTTTTACAAAAAATTTCTTTAATGGCATCCATACTAGATCGGTTTAGAAATCTAATCACGAAGAACGCTACCAATTCTGCAGCTGAATACAATAGGGCTATATATAACTACCTGGGTCATTCCGTTATTTGGAACCAGGAAAATGACGATAACTATATTAAGGAGGGTTACCAACGTAACGCCACGGTTTATGCATTAATCAACATCATAACCAAGGCAGCTTCAACCATACCTTTTGCAGTTTACGAGAAAACAAACGATACCAATTACAAGCGATACAAAGCAATGACTGGTGGCTTGTTAGACTCATCGTCATTATATCAGTCACAACTCATCAAGAAACAAGCATTGGTTGAGGTAGAAGGTTCAGAACTACAACAACTACTTGAGATGCCTAATGCAATGCAGTCGTATTCATCGTGGCTATCAGAACTAATTGCCTTCCGTAAGCTAACGGGTAACGGCTACATCTTTGGTATTTCACCCGACACCGGTAATAGAGCAGGTAAATACAATGAACTATACGTTATGCCTTCTCAAAAGATGGAGATTATTTCGGGCGGAATGTTAGAGCCAGTAAAGAAGTATCGCCTAGAATACAATGGTACATTCGAGATAGAGGCTGAAGATATTTGCCATATCAAAGACTTCAACCCCGACTATTCAGAAACAGGTTCACACCTTTACGGTCAGTCACCGCTTCGTGCGGGATTCCGTTCAATGACTATGAATAATGAGGCTTCACAGACTGGTGTAAGATACTTACAGAATCAGATGGCTCGTGGGGTGCTAATGTCAGAAGAGGGCGATATTAACGAGGTACAAGCACAACAGCTAAAAGATAAGTTCAGACAGAATCACCAAGGTTCTAACAATGCGGGAGATGTAATCATTACACCAAAGAAGTTATCTTGGGTGAACTTCGGTTTATCTGCATCCGATCTATCGCTGATTGAGCAGTATAACGCTTCGGTTAAAGACCTTTGTAATATCTATGGCGTACCAGTACAGCTACTAAACAACACGGATAGTAGTACCTACAACAACATGAAAGAAGCCAAGAAGGCACTATTCCAAATGGCGATTATTCCTGAACTCAATAAGATCAAGGATGAACTAAACAGATGGTTAGCACCTCAATTTGGTGATAAGCTATGCATCGAGTTTGACTACACGGCAATTCCGGAGATGCAAGAAGAAACCGAAAAGGTGGTAGGTCAATTATCATCTGCTTGGTGGATTACCCCTAATGAGAAGCGTGAGGTAATGAACTATGGTGTTGATGAAGAGAACGAGCAGCTCAACGACTACTTCATTCCATCAAATCTTATTCCAATGGGATATGGTGACCTACCCGTAGAAGAGCCTAAATCAGTAGATATTGATTTTAACTTTGCTGAAATCAAGAGCGTACAGAAGGCAGAAACTTACGACAACTATCCACAAGGGGCTACTAACAACGCCAAGAGAATGCTTAATTGGCGTGAGAAGTATGGTCGTGACGTAGTACAAGGAGGTACTGAAATAGGGTGGCAACGTGCCAACCAACTCGCCAAGCGTGAAAATCTTACGTTAGATACGGTAAAGAGGATTCACAGCTTCTTGAGCCGACATAAGGATAACGCCAAGATAGACCCAAAATACAAAGATGAGCCTTGGAAAGACAAGGGTTATGTAGCTTACAACCTATGGGGTGGTGAGGCTATGGTATCTTGGGCGAAGCGTATAGCTGAAAATGAATAACAATGCCATTACCGACACCAAGAATAAACGAAAGCGAAAACGAATTTATCGCACGGTGTATCGTAGATGCGGAAATAGAAGAAGAGTACGCAACGATGAGCCAAAGGATAGCGGTATGTTATAGTCAGCTAGATCAGAAGGCAATTACCAAAAGTAAAAACTACGATACCCAAAAGTATTATCAAGGGTATCAACGACAACTAGATATTGCGGAACGCCAAGAAGTTCGTAAGGTGGCGAGTTATTACGCTAACCAGTACGACCAGGCTATTCAGAAGTTTCTAGCTACCGGGCAGACCAATAACTTCCAAGGTATATTCAAAGAAGAGGATATACAGAACATCTACACCAATATTTATGTTAATATAGGACTTCGGGTATCCAAGTGGTATCAAAGCAACTATGAGAAGTACACCAAGAAGGCAGATGCTAACTTATCCGATAACTTCTTTGCGGGTAAGTTCAGATACATTTCACAACTGGTTGGTGCAGGTCGTGTAAGGTCAGTATCACAAAACAAACAACAAACCCTTGATCGAGTACTAAAGAAGCTAATGGCAGACCCCGACTTTCAATCAATGAACGAAAGGGATGCACAACGCCTACTTCGCCAACAATTCAAGGGTATCTCTAAATATCAAGCGGAACGTATTATAAGAACCGAATCTACACTAGCTGCAAACTACGCTACCGAACAGACTGCAAGACAGATGTTCAATGAACAGGATATGCAGAAAGAATGGATATCAGGAGGCGATAGTAGAGTTCGTAGGTTACCACGAAATAAGGCAGACCACAGAACGATGAACGGCAAGGTGGTAGATGCAGACAAGAAGTTTGAAGTGCCGACAAGAAATGGTGTAGAGATGATGCTTTATCCTGGTGACCCCGGGGCAAGTTCTTTCAACCTCATCAACTGCCGTTGTACAGTTGCTTACATCCCAAGAGAAGATGCACAAGCACAGATAGATATTCAAGGTTTTGGCGTACAAGATTTAGGAACACTAGAACGAGTAGGCGAGAACTTTGGGGTTATAGTTAATACAACTACCGCAGCTGAAGAGGTAATAGAGCAGTCTAGGGTATCATCTATGAAACCCGAACGAATGGATGAGTTTGCAAGACTCGATCACGATACAAGCTATCTTGATTTAGTAGATGAAAAGGTTACTATTAATCAAGTGGCTAAAAATGCAAGTTGTGAAGTAAATGGTAAGACAATAAATCTTGTTATAGAGAAAAGAGATTATGTTGGAACTAAAGTATTTGTACACGAATACGCTCATGCTATTCATTTACAAAGTAAGTTAATTACGCCTTATGATATTAAATCAAGGGCTATGCTTGATTTTGTTGAGAAGTGGGAAAAGAAGTTCGGTAAAGGTAATAGTGCTAAAAGAAGAGCGATAGAAGAAGAATTAGAAAATAAATTAAGATATATCACGTTTGACAAAGAAGTTGCTGAAGAATTTGCTGATTATAGTAGGGGCGAGGTAAGAGCAATGGGTATTGCAACAGCAGATACTATAATGGCACTTACTGGTGCTAGAGCAGGTTTTGGTCATACCAAATCTTACATGAAAGCTATATATGGTAAGATGGAAATATTTGCCCATGTATTTGAGAACAAGTATTTAGGTAATCCAGTATTTAAAAAGTATTTCCCTGAATTGTATGATGATATGTTAAAATTACACGATGAACTAATAGTAGAATTAAAAGCAATAAAGGATGGAAGTATTTGATTTAATTAAAGAGTACGAAGAAAAGTACCCTAATGAAGAGTCACCAATTAATTTGTTAAACTCATTTAATGACGATGAAATAATTGAGATATTCAAAGAAGCTAATGGTCGTAAGATTAAGTTTGAGAACAGCACCGAACGCCTAGATGAGGTTCAAATCTCATACGAATAAAAATAAATATATTTGCAATATGAACACAATTCTATATAAATCAACCGAGTTAGGTGAGCTGCTCGATGCAGATGAAAAGAACGGTATCGTAAAAGGTTACGGTTCTTATTTCGATAATATGGATAGTGATAAGGATATTATCCGGAAGGGTGCTTACCTTAAAACAATCCAGGAAAACGGACAACGAGTTAAGTACTTGTATCAGCACGATATGATGCAACCGATCGGAAAGATGAAAGAACTTTACGAAGATGACAAAGGTCTAGTCTTTGTGGCGGAAGTACCTAAAACAAGCCTAGGTAATGATGTTATGGAGTTAATGAAGGCGGGAGTTATCACCGAAAATTCAGTAGGTATCTTGCCTATTCGTAAAGAAAACAAAGATGGGTATCGTGAAATCAATGAGGTAAAACTTTATGAGATTTCAGCCGTTACTCTAGCTGCTAACGACCAAGCTAAAATCCTTGATGTCAAAGGCACTAAAAACCTAGAATCATTATATAAGCGTTACGACAACATCGCCAAGCTATTACGCAAAGGCGAAATCAGCGATGAAATGGGTTACGCTTTAGAAGCAGAAATATTGAAATTAAAAACAATGTTCGTAGAAGCCACAAAGCCGACTGAAGAAGTCACCTTGCCGGAAGTAACAAAGTCAGAAGATTTCAATGCATTTGAATATTTGTTAAATAATAAAATCATATCCTAGAATGGAAAATGTAAAACAGCAATTAGATGAGTTAGGAAACATCATCGATGCTAAACTAGAAAAAGCCTACGGACAAGCAGTAGAATCTGCAACTGGTAAGGCTGACGAAATGTTAAAAGGTGAAATCAAAAACCTTACTGAAACATTTAACGCAAGAATGGATGAGATGGAAGTTGCTCGTAAAAAGCAATTCGAAGCATCTCAACCTAAATCTTTTAAATCATCGCTTATCGACATCGTTAAAGGTGGTGCTTTAGAAGGTATGATTAAAGGAAACTCTAATGGGGCTTCTTTTGAAATCAAAGCAGATATGACTACTGCTGCTGACTTTACTGGCGAAGTTATCGCTGCTGATAGAGTTTCAGGTATCAAGTATGACCCTGCTCGTTCTTTACACATGAGATCAATCATCCCAGTTGGTTCTACTTCTTCAGATGTAGTTCGTTTCGTAAAAGAAAGCGGATATTCTGACGGTACTGCTAACAAAGCTGAAGGTGCTACTTTAGGTCAGTCTGACTTCGACCTTACTGCAACTGATTCTAACGTACAGAAGATTGGAGCCTATTTTAGAATTTCTGAAGAGATGCTTTCGGATACACCTGCACTTGCATCTTATGTTTCTGTTCGTGCTTCAGAAAAATTACTTGCAGTTGAGGATACCCAAATTCTTAACGGAAACGGAACTGCACCAAACCTTTCAGGTATCATTACCGATGCAGCTGACTTTGCTGAAGGTGGATTTGCTGATTCAATCGATTCTGCTAACGAGTTTGATGTATTAGTTGTTGCCCTTAACCAATTAGCGTTAAGCGAGTACCAAGCTAACTACATTATTCTTAACCCTAGCGATTTCCACAAAATCCTATTGTTAAAAGATACTCAAAACAATTACCTAAAAGATCAAGTTTACGCAGGACTTCAGCCTTCATTCATGGGGGTTCCAGTTATCGTAAATACTGCTATCACCGCAGGAACTTTCTTAACAGGTAACTTTGCTCAAGGTACTCAACTATGGACTCGTGACAACCTAGCAGTTAGCTTCCATCGTGAGGATGGTACT